GCATAGAGTCCCGCAGTATATTTGATATTGCCAGCGGCAACGTTAGCAAATGGAAGATAAGCATCTTGATCGGCATTAGTGCGGAATCCGCCTACACCTGGATCTGTATCGGTACCTAACTGAAATACTCCGTTGGCTTTAATTTCTGCGGTTGTTCCCAATGGCAACGTAACGCTTTCGCCTTTCTGTGGCCATGGTAAGCATGATGTGAAGTAGTCGTGGCGCTTGCCACGGCGGAGTAATTTGTAATCAGTTGAGGCTGTTGTATTTGTTGCATCGCCTTTATCGACGATGACTGGGTCTTGTAAATTTTGATCACGGAACCATTCGTTCCAGATCAAGTTGTATGCACGTGGCCAGAATGCACAGTGCGATACGGTTGCAGTCGGTGCGATTTGCCCGACAGTTGGTAAGCCCATGTAATCTTGAAGGCTGCCTACTGCGTAGCCGCCTGCTGGGCTTGTTTGTTGTGGGACGATGTAATCGATACTATCGTCTGGTGCTTCTCTTTCGCCCTGGAACTTTTGCCAGTTGCTCCACAACAGGCGGTTTGGGACGAAGAAGAAGAATGAGTCCATGATCATGTTGTCCATGATCGGATAGATAGGAGTTGCCATTCGTGCGAAGGCAGTCATTTTAAAGTTGAAGGTATCTCCTGGGAGTACTTCTTCAACGTATACGGGTACAAGGTAGCCCGAATCGAAGGTTGTCTTATGTGCAGATTGCACGTTGAACTTAGAGCGTGGAATATCAGCTCTAGGTACCATGCTGAACTGGTGTTGGGATACTGATCGATTGCGGTGCATTTGGTTTCCTTGGTAGTGTCCTCAGGAAGAAGGTCAGCCTGGCGGCTGGCTCTTCCTCGAGGTGTTTTTCGTAGTTTAGTTAGTTTTTACTTGTTTGCCAAGTGTGAGTAATTGAGGTAATTCATGAAGTTGGAATGTACCGGTGTTGTCGTCGAAGGTTCCGAGGTCATATAGATCGAAATCGTCTGAGTGGTTGTAAAGTTGATTATCAGCGTTATTACGATTGATTTCATCTGAGAAGGATCGGATTGCGACTCCGGTTGATGGGACGAACATTGGGCGGCCGTATGCATCGGCAGCTCGGTCTTTTACTGAACAGATTATTAGTTTCATTCGTTATTTTCCAAGTTAGTACGTTTATTTAAGTTTATTCGTGCTTTGAGGACTTTCTCTTTCACTTGTAATCGTTCTGGAGTTTTTTCCTCGGGTTTAAGTTTACCTTGTTTTTCTCGTTTGAATAGTAGTTCGTCGTATTCATAAGGGTTATCCCTAGAATATAGTTTGTCGTAGTAACGGGGTGGTTTGCATAAATGCCCACGGATTACGACGTTGTCGTTTGGGTAGACTTCGTCTTTGTATTTTTTATACCATTCTGCTCCTATACCGGGTTTTAAGCTCATTTTATTGTATTCAGGTTTGAGTTTTATTAGTTCTCCGGTTTCAAGGTCGCAGTATGAGTAGTGTTCTGGGTCGGTTTTTCCTGTTTGCTTTTGCATAATGTATCGAGCCACGTAAGCAGCGGACTCGAAGGTAACATCTCCAATGGTGGAATAACCATGTGGCCAGAGCTTTTCAAGCTCTTTGGATCTATAAAGGACAGAACCAGAGGCAGTCCTTTTGAATAGTTCCTTATCATGAAAATCGTATCCGAAGATACAGGCGTGGAAGTGAGGTCGGCCGAACGTTGAGCCGTATTCTCCAGCCATGTAGTAACGTATTCGGATATGTGGATTGGCTTTCCTGAATCTTTTGAAAAAGAGTTGGAAATCTCTGTGGTTGAGGGAATTATTTTCGGGTAAGTGTTCATTATCGTAGGTCAACGTTAAGAAGCAGTTTTTTTCGTGAAGTTGCGCTTCGTGAAGGCAACGGGTAGCCCATTGTCGGGAACGCTCCAGGCGGCAGCCTACGCATTGCCCACAATTAAGGGATATTTGACGATCACAGTCGTCGGTTTCTTTGAAAGATATGCGGCGGAATTGTTTTCCGGTCGCATTGTTTGTTTGATACGCGCTTAGATAAGCGGTAAGGGGGTGAAAACATGGCATGCCTATGTTTCCTTTCTTGGATAAACAGGTTTAAAGACGGATACCGCCACGCATCGGGGTTCCTCTGACGTTAGCGTATTTTGTTTTTGACGCATTTTTCTTGAAAGTCCTAGCGGACTTTAATTTGTTCACTTTTTTTCTTGAAGTTCTCATTTTTATGCTCCTGGTTTATCGGGTTTTTAGGTGATTTGTGTCACCTGTAACAGTTGTATCAAGTAAGGCAACTGTTACAACCCCCTATTCGGGGGTTACGGTGACTGATTTTTCGGCTGCTGGAGCAGGCTCGTTATTAGCCGTAGAGCTAATAGGTTTAGCAATGAGTCCTAACTCAATTGCTTCGTTTTTATTCGATTCATTATTCATGAAATCGATGAGATTTGCAGGATCATGATTGAACCTTGCTCGTAAATGGCTCGGCAAGGCATCAAATTGCTCCTCAGAGGCGATAATAGCATCGAGGGCAGACCTGTAGTCGATCGCATCGCTGAAATCGCCGTAGCGGCCGTTTTTAGCGTTTAGGATCTCATGAGGGATGGCATTATATTTATGGCCAAATTTAGCCATTAAATGATTAATGTCGCACTCGTCTTTGAATGATTGACGAGTTTTGTATTTGCTTTCGGGTAACGGAGGACAAGCAAGGCCAGCTTGAACGCTGGCTTCGTTTGTATCGTAGTGGAAAGGTGCACGTGGTTTTGGTGGGTTTACTTTCATTTCATTCCTCCGAATGGTTTAGTGGCTTTAGGGTAGTTATGGAATTTATCCCAGGCATTATGAATCATGCCTTTTACGTCTTGATAAATAGGTTTTTGGCTGGAAGGTGCACTTCCAGTCTTGGCTAACGTAGTTAATTCATTCGTATAGCCAGTTTGAGCAAGTGCCTGGCGGCTTTGTGCGGCTTGTAAGGCGCTTGATGTAGTTAATTGCTCGATTTGTGCATCTCGCAGTTTGCCAAATTTGCCGTATCCCGGCATTTGAGCAATTTCCCTAGCCGTATTGGCTCGGGTGTAGGTAGCCTGATCACGAGATAGATTAGTATCGGCAGCCGTTTTCTCGGCCTGCTCTTGTGTCAGGATATTTTGTGTTTGAAGTTGTTTAAAGTTGGCGACGGCCATAGCCGCTTCACGGGCTGAGTTTCCAGCCTCGCCTAATGGGTTTCCCATTTGTGCGGTTGCACCCTGAGGTGTGCCCGCTCCGCCTTGAGAATAGGCAAGCATGGGATTAAGGCCTGCAGCCTTAAGATCTGCTACTGCAGTTTGGTATTGAGTTGCTCTCATGCGCTCTTGGAAAGCCATTTGAGCTTGCGCCATTGCTGCGTTGGCGCTATTTTGTTTAGAACCGCCGAACAAAGAGGCTGCTGCCCCTATGCCGGCGCCTATTACGGAACCCCAAGGTCCGAAAGAGGAGCCAGCTGCGGCTCCGGATGCGGTTTGTTCTAACATGATTAGAAGTGGTCGATTAAGCCAGGCACAGAGTACATTGGCAATGGTCGTGCCAGCTTCGTATCGAAGAATCCATCAAAGATGAATTGCTGACCGTTGGCAGCTGCGCCTACGGCGAGAGCACGCTCGAGTGGAGGTGTGTCCTCAATGAATGTGCTATTGAGGGATGGCAGCGCAGTAAAGTTTTGCGCTAAATGCCAGCCGTCTAAAGTGCCGGCAGATGTTGATTTGAATAAGCCAGAGATCTGGCTTGGTTTGTAGCGGTATTCCGCCCACCGCTCTTGATAGCCGAATACGTCTTCGTCGGCTGCGGTTCCTTGAATATAGATTTCTTTGTTAAGGACTGCTTGCTCGCCCAGATGTGCGAAAGCAGGCATATAGAAATCATAACGGGTTTGACGGCTCCACATACGTGGTAAGCCTTGTTGGTAAGTAAGATCGGCACGGATTGAAACCATGCCAATGATTACACCATGCTCAGTAAATGATTGAGTAAAGCCATGATTGCTAGCGAGGGCAGTACCCATAGCAGCAAGTGTACCCATAGGGGTAGACGTTGCAGTAACTGTACTAGCGCTTGTTTGAGCAATAGGATTGATGTTGATATTAGTTGATCCGCCGCCGAGGTATTCAGGACGTTGGAGGCGAGCATCAGGGGAAGTAACACCGAAATGGCTACGCACAATTTCAGTATATCGAGTACCACCTCGAGCGTCACGCTCCAGCAATTTCTGAATTTGAAATGCCTGGCGGAGTTGATTGATAGTTGCAGCAGTTGCTTCGGATAAGTCAGCATAGAGTCCCGCAGTATATTTGATATTGCCAGCGGCAACGTTAGCAAATGGAAGATAAGCATCTTGATCGGCATTAGTGCGGAATCCGCCTACACCTGGATCTGTATCGGTACCTAACTGAAATA